CTTTGAGTTCATTACTCCAAATACCGGCATTGCGGCTGGCGCTGATACGAAGGAAAATAGCTACGGCGTTACGCCGTTTACGTCGTAATATAAAGCCAGGGCACACACCGCCGTGCCCTGGCCTTTCCTTTCTGGCGGCTACTAGGCAAGGATATAATTATGGAACAATCCGCTCAGTCGATGCCCACGCCTATTTCGCTCATGCCTAATCGTAAGGCCGTGAACATTATCGCTATGGGTTCGAGCCGAAATGACTTCTTCCAGGCGCAGCTTATGGAAAGCCGCCCCGATATTCTTCAGAACGCCGAGATTTGGTGCATCAACTACATGGGCGGGCAGATTCGCTGCGACCGCATTATTCACGTTGATCCCGTCCACGCGTTTCTTGGGCACCCGATTGTGCGCGATATGTGTGAATACGCGTTGAAGGACAACATCCCGTTCTACACCTCGCACCCGCACCCGAAGTACAATAACCATGTGGTGTATCCGTTCGCCCGTGTTTCGGCTGCTTTCGGCGGCATCACATATTTCAACACCAGTGTGTCGTATGCGATCGCGCTGGCGCTGGCTGACGGTTTCACAGAAATCGGCCTGTTTGGCTGCGACTTCTCGTACCCAGATGTCCATATGGCTGAATCTGGCCGCGCTTGTTGCGAGTTTTATATCGGCATCGGCACTCAGCGCGGCGTTCGGTTTGCCGTCGCTCAAGGCTCGACGCTGATGGATATGTACAACGGCCAACAGCCCTACGGCTGGTTCTCCAACCCGAATCTGCCGCCCGCCAATGGCGGTAAGCTGATGAACGCCCGTGAAATCTTGGCGCATGAAGAACGTGTGAAAAATCCGCCGAAGTTTTCTGACCTCATCCAAACCGTTAAAATGTCCACGTCTATTCAGCAGGTCAGTCCGATTGCGGTCGGCTCTGGCGGCGAAAACGCTATTTACACGAATTTGCTGGGCGGGCCGCTCCCACTGAAAAATGGCCAAGACTCTTTAGGAGTACAATATGCGCCCCACGGTAATCTCGTTCCCGGCCCCATCAGTTAACGCGGTCTGCGCGACACAGACCACGACTGCTGCGAACCAGGCGCTTACGCTCAACGGGAGCCTGTCTAATATTGCACTGAGTAACGGCCAGGGGTATTCGCCCCTGGTTGTTTTCCCAGGCATCCAACGTGCGATCAGTGTAACGAGCACTGGCAATATCAGTACGTCTACTATTTCGATTACTGGGTATGACACCAGAAGCGTGCTCTTCACGACCACGCTTACTGGTCCCAACAACACGACCGTCAACACCACGACAGAGTTTAACAAGATCACAGCGGTCAGCGTTGGCACGCTTGCCAGCAGCACGTTTACTGTTGGTACGAGCGCCACCGGGTCTAGCACATGGGTTCAGGGTGATTCGTTTATCAGCCCGTTTGCTGTGACTGTTACGGTAGAAACCGTGACTTCTGCCCCGATCACAATTCAAGATACGCCGAATGATGTTCAGGCTGCTGCTCCGTCGATTATCTTTAATCACTCGACCTTGGCAACGGTGACTGTTTCGGCTGAGTCCAACTACGCCTTCCCGGCGCGTTTCATGCGGTTTATCTGCACCGCTAGTGCGACTGCTACGGGGAACTCGCAAGTGACCTTTATCCAGGCTGGGTGGTAGTCATGGGCATTAGCGGCCTTTCAATGACGGGTACGTCCTCGATCGACGCAGAGGCCGTTCTTAAACTTCTTTCTAATCCAGAATCTTTGAAGGCCAATATCGAAGCGTACAACGTCGCTAAGAAGGCGGCTGAAGACGCTGTGGCCGTGGCAGGCAATCTTTGAAGGCATGGGACGAATCACGTAATGGCGCGCGCCAAAACTGACCAGATGCGCGGAATGACGGTCTCAGGCGGCTACAAGCTGCCTGCGTCGAAGGGCGCTGGCCTGACGGCAAAGGGCCGCGCGTCCATCAATCGGCGCACCGGCAGCAATCTTAAGCCGCCTGCGCCGCACCCCAAGACTGAGGCGGACGCTGGCCGCAAGAAAAGCTTCTGCGCTAGGTCGCAGGGGTGGACTGGTGAGCGCGGCAAGGCTGCTCGCAAGCGGTGGGAATGTTAAATGACCCTCACCGGAACGTATGATTTCGGCGTTAATACCGAACTCGACAGCGTAATTGTCGAGGCATACGAGCGTTTGGGCCGTGAGGCTTCTGAACTGTCGGCCAATGACGTTCAGAGCGCCATCCGTAGCCTTAACTACGTCTTCGCGGACTGGGCCAACAGGGGCATTAACCTTTGGGAAGTGACTCTCAATAACACCGCCCTAACTCAGGGCCAGCAGAGTTTTGTGCTAAACTCTAAGAACGTCGATGTATTTCAGGTTTACCGGCGTACCACTAGCGGCGGTATTAATACGGATGTCGTTCTGTCCTCGATTAGCCGCGCAGATTATTCGTCCATCCCGAATAAGCAGCAGCAGGCTCCGCCGACCCAGTATTACTTTGAGCGCACAATTACCCCGACTTTGTACCTTTGGCCAACGCCTGACAGCGCGGCATATACGCTGTACTATTACAGCATGAACTTCACTCAAGACCCTGGAAATCCTACCAATACGCTGGATGTACCGCAGCGTTGGTTTGATGCAATGGCTTCTGCAATGGCGGTCAGACTGGCCGTGAAGTGGGCACCTGATAGGGTGCAGATGTTGCAGCCGCTGGCTGATATTGCGTATCAGGTAGCCTCGGCGGAAGACACTGAGAATGTCGTTACCGTTATCAAACCCAACCTGTTTTTTGGCTAAATAGAAATGAGCCGTCTAAGCCCACTTCGCCTTAAATCCCGAGCGCCGATTACGATCGACGTGAAGAATCCACGCTCGGTCGGCGTTTGCGATGGCTGTGGATTTTGGACGATGCACCCCAGCTTGGTGGAAAAGAAGGAGTTCCGTGGTGGCGCGGCTCCCGTTGGTACGGGTTTTTACGTATGTGGGGTTTGCGACGATGTTCCCAATCCGTACTACTCCAAAATGGTTCTCCCGCCGGACCCGGTGCCGATCAAGAACGCGCGTCCTGAGAACTACTCCCTTGATCCAGAGCCTATGCTTTTTATTATTGCAGACTACAATATCCCTATCATAACTGGCGTTAACCCGCAGGATGCGACCAATGGTGGCTTTAACTTTCTAAGCGCCAATAACCCGTCCCTGATCCCGGTGCCCTGATGCCTAGCGTCCTTATCAGCGAACTAGACACATCTCCGGCGCTTGTCGGCACTGACATGCTGATGGTGCAGCATTCGGCTGGGCCTCCGGCTGAAGTCTGCACGGTGTCCCAAGTGGCGACTTATATGACGTTGGCTCATGTTTTCGCTTATATTTCTGCCCCGGCTGCGACCACGGTTACAAGTCAAAATACCTTTTATAAGGTGGCCGGGACGACGACGCTCGGCAACGCCACACTGTTTACGATGCCAGCCAACAACCGCGTCCTTTATTCGGGAACGGCGGCGCGGGATGTGTTCCTTAACTGCTCGATCACTTTTAATTGTAGCGCAAATGCTCAAACTATTGGTTTTCAGGTCTGGAAGTTTACAGCCGCTACCAATAGCGGCGCGTACTTGACCAGCAGTTTTATGGCCAGAACGATCACGGTCGGGGCAAATTCCGTATTCATTAGCTTGTGCGTTTCTGACACCGCGAGCACTGGCGATTATTTTGAAATCCACACCAACAACGCGACATCTGGCGGGGCTACGGTAACTGCTCAGTATATGTCTCTAATGGTACAGGCAACATTGCAATGAGTTTCACAGCAACACAGTACCTATTTAAGGCGCAATCCCTGACGGCCACGACCACGGCCACTGTCGGCGGATATACGGTTCCTGCCGCAACGCGGTTCTCCATCGTCGCGATGACTGTGGCGAATAGCTCGACCACGAACATCACCAATTACGTTGATGTCTCGGCCTATGACGGCTCGGTGGCGTATCCGATCGTTGTGAAGATGCCGGTGTATCCAGGCGGCGCTGAAATCATCGAGGGTATTCAGAAGCACATTCTCCCGACCGGCGGCGGGATGTGCGTTACGGCGTATGCCACGGCTGGCGTTTCAGTCGTGATGAGCGGAATAGAGGTGACATAATGGCAATCGGTAGAGGTAATAACGCGGGACCGGCGTCTGACCTGTTCCCGTTGTCTGGAGCCACAGCCTCCTCGCCAGGAATCTTGATTACGGCTACCACGGCGACTGGTGGTGGCACTGTCGCGCACACGGCGGACGCCAACGCAACTGATGTGCCGTATATGATTATTAGCAATGTCAGCGCGGCGTCAGTGACGGTCTACGGCAACCTCGGTTCTCTCGCGACGACCGGGCAGCGATCTTGGTCTATCGCAGCCGGAGCGTTTACACCGGCCTACAGCTACGACGTTGGCATGTCTAAAAGCGGAACGTTCAGCTTTTGGTCATCGGCCACGGCTGGGGTTTACGTCACGGGTATTACCTCCCGAATTTACACGGCGACATCATAATGACCTTCCCTCCGCAGCCAAACTTCCCGACCCCAGCGGGCCAGCCGAATGGCCCATTGTGTTTAGTTCAGTGGTACGGAACCGGCTGTCCGCCATCGACCTTGACGGTCCCGCTGTGGGCTACCCGTGCATGGATAGGTGTGATGAGCGCCGGTGGCGGCGGCGGTGGGTCCAATACTGCAACTGACAGATGCTCCGGCGGCGGCGGCGGCGCATACGCGGAGGCTGTAAAAACAGTTTCGCCCGGCGGCACGTTGACCATCACCGTTGGCGCGGGCGGAGCGGGTGGCGCTAACGCCGCTGGGTCACAGGGCGGGACAAGCTCTGTGGCAAGCTCGTCTTTTACTACCATTAGCTGCACTGGCGGCGGTGGCGGCAATAAATCGGCTGGCACAGCCGCAGCAGCGGCGGGTGGCGCTGCGACGGGTGGCGACCTTAACTCTACCGGCGGCGCGTCTGGCGCTGTTTCCGCCAATAGTGGTGCTTCCGGCGGCGGTGCGCCCGGCCATCCAAAGGGGACCGGGGGCGCGTCTGGATTAATCAGCGCGGCTGGCCCCGCCGCCACTGGTGGTGCCGGATTGCAAGGCACATCTGGCGCTATTACGGCGGTGACAACCGCTGCTGCGACAGGTGGCGGCGGCGTTAATTTTGGTTCCGGCTTGGTTTCTAGCGGTGCAAACACGAAGACTGCCGGTGGTGGCGCGTTCGGCGCGAGCGCGGCCAACAGTACATCCGGTGGGCTTGGATCAGTTTTAGGTGGCGCGTCTGCAAGTGGTGACAACAACACTGGCTCGGCCAACGTATCACCCACCAACAGCAACAGCGGCAGCGTCCCGCTGATCTATTTTGCGCTGACGCAGACTGGTTTTGGCAGCAATACCAACACCGTCATCACTTACGCACCGGGCGGTGGTGGTGGTAACGGGCAGACCAATTCAGCGCAAATAAGCGGGACAAACGGTATCGGCGGAGGCGGCGGCGGATCAGCCAGCAGCACAACAAATGCCAACGCGCAGACGAACACAAATGCCACTGTGGGGCCATCGCCATTCGGCGGAGGCGGCGGTGCGTGTTCAACTTCTGGCGGCAATGGTGTCGGCGGATTTGGTGGCCTTGGCGGCGGCGGCGGCGCAGGTGTTGGGGCCGTGGGCACTGGCGGCACTGGCGGCGATGGTTACATTTTTATTCTGTTCATGGTGTAACATGCCGAGATACGCACACATTGAAAACAAATACGTCATTGATCCATATGACGCGCCGACTATCGAAGATTACAAATACCGCTTCGGAGATTTGGCTAATAGCTGGAACATCATTATTGTCCCAGAAGGGACAGAGCCGTCTGCTATTGATAACGGCGACGGTACATACACCAACCCGCCGTCTCCTCAAGCTCATGACCCTGTATACAAGGCCACCACTGAAATCGAGTTTATCATTCTGTGCCAAGACGCTGGCGGGATGACAGACAATATGCTGGTCGCCTGCCAGGATGATCCGCGATGCAAAGCGATGTGGATTAAATTTAAGGCGTCAACGACGTTGAGCAAAGACAACGCGCTTGTTCAGTCTGGCCTGACTTCAATCGCGCAATACGGCTATCTCCCTAATGGTGTCGCGGCGGTTAATGCTGCGTGGCCGGTGGTATAAATGCCTACTGCGATGACCTTTGCCAGTTTGCAGGACGACGTTCGCTCTTATTGCGAACGCGGCGGGTCATCTGTAGACGCGCAGTTTAACGTCCAGCTTCCTGGGTTTATCAATCTCAGGGAGCGACAGATTGCTCGCGAGTTAAAAATCCAGGGGTTCATCAACAACGCCAATTCGGCGTTCACGACATCGCTGGGCGTCTACCCCAAGCCGACGGGATGGCGGGAGACAATCAGCGTAAACGTTGGCACAAACATCGGCACGGC